GGCAAACATGGCCATGAGATTTTCAAACAATGGTAGTTATTTTTATATTATTGGAAATTCTACTGCTGTTTATGGATCAGGTGTTTATCAGTATGTGATGACAACACCATGGGATGTTAGTACATCAAAATTTTTAAATTTTTGTCCAATAGGAATGTATACTGCTGGAAGTACTGCTAGTGGGTATTATAATGCTAGTTACACTTTTATTCATGGATTTGATATTGATCCTAATGGTAATAGATTTTTTATTTTTTGGGGCGCAACAACCGCATCAACGCAGGCATATCAATATAATTTATCAAAACCACACGATTTAAATTCTATAACATCAGTTAATGGCCCCTATACTTTTACTCCACCAAGTGTTGCAGCGTCGGTTCAGGCTATCGCCGTGGCCAGATTCAATAGAACAGGTACACAAATTTTAGTATTGGAAACATATGACACAAACGGAGCGTACTATAGTTCAGTTTTAACATTAGGTACTCCATGGGATATTTCATCGGTAACAAATTGGAATCCATCATCAACGGTTCAAACTAACATTGGGGCTAAGGCGCCATGGATAGATGGTTGTTTTACACCAAACGGCGATAATTTTTTAAAATTAGGCCAAGGTTCAACTTACACAAATTCATATTTAACTATGCAACCGGCCACATCAGCAAACAACTCTTGGATTAGTTTTGTTTTCAACACACATTCCACGTCTGTGACCAACGTTGCTAGTTATCCTGCCGGTACTATTACTGCTGCATCAACTCAATCTAGAAGTTTGGATATATCTCCAGATGGAACAAATTTGTATATTTTACTGGCTAGTGGTGCAATATATCAATTTAGTACAAGATTAAAACCATTAACTAAATATGTTATAACATATCCAGCTCAAGCATCTGCACCAACAAGTGTTTATTTGCCTGATCCTAGTGTAAAACAAACATTTACTCCATCACTAGATAATGCAAATAGTACATTAAATTTTACTAGTTCATTTGTTTCTGCCAATTCTCGTGCGATACAGTTTAAAATTACTGATGCACCGATAGATACCGAAATAACTCAAGTAAGAATTAACCTAAACAAGTCACAATAATGTTAACAAGTAAAACTGTTCAAATCCAACCTCAGATGTTTAAGAAAGTTTTTACTTTCTATGATGATATTATTCAAGGTTATAAAGCTGAAAAAACCGAAATAATAAACAATTCTACCGTAGAATTTAATGGTTGGTTATTTGATTCCGATGAAAAGAGTATAGGTAGAATGTCTAGGTATCTACAAATATCTTCTATTGGAATGTTACAAGACCAATCGAATGGTATGACAACAAGTAATGCGTGGCAAAAACATTTTATTGATAACAAAATTCAATGGAAATTAAATGATAATACCATACAAGAAATTAATATTGAACAATTATTTGAAGTTTACACTACATGTGTTCACAATATGTCTAACAACTGGTTAAAATAATAAGTAACAAAGCAGATGAATAAGAGAAAAAATACATCACTAAATACCTAATTAAAGGAGATTTAGTAATGTCCATAGTACGAACAAGAGCACAATTCAAAGATTATTGTTTACGCAAACTAGGTTTTCCAGTCATTGACATTAACGTAGACGATGACCAAGTGGAAGACAGAATTGATGATGCTCTACAATATTGGCATGATTACCATTTTGATGGTTTACAAAAAGTATATTACATCAAAAAAACAACTCAAACAGATATTAATAATAAATATCTAGATTTAACCGAAGCCAAAGATGCATCTAATAATGCATTGGAAATTGTCGGTGTTACCCGTATTTTTCCAATATCAGATTCATTGTCTCAAGTTAATATGTTTGACTTGAGATACCAGTTACGTTTAAACGAATTGTATGACTTCACCTCGGCGTCCTACATCAATTATACTTTGACACAACAACATCTACGTTCTCTTGAATTGATGTTCACCGGTGAAGTTCCTATTCGTTTCCAAAGGCATATGCAGAAGCTGTTCATTGATTGGTCTTGGGGTGCATCTGAAGCTCCATTGGGTACCACAGTTATTGCGGAATGTTATGCCGTAATAAACGCTGATGTATATGGCAGAGTATGGGAAGACCGTTGGTTAAAAGAATATTCATCCAACCTTATCAAAATACAATGGGGCGCCAACCTTAAAAAGTTTGGTGGCATCCAATTACCTGGTGGAGTGGTATTAAATGGTGATAAAATATTTGATGAGGGTATGAGTGAGAAAACAAGATTAGAAACCGAGATGATTGCCAATTATGGTGGTCCTTTGGAATGGTACATGAATTAATATGGCTACATCGCAGTATTTTAATAACTATAATGCTCTCAGTGAACAGAGAGTAGTAGAAGATTTAATTGTCGAATCCATTAAGATTATGGGTTTTGATGGAATGTATCTTCCAAATGACAACGACCAAGCCAGAGATTTGTTGTACGGAGAAGATCCAGTTAAGAAATTTAACACGGCATTTCCTGTTGAATTTTATTTATCTAATGTATTAGAATATGGTGGCGAAAGAGAATTCTTTTCTAAATTTGGCCTTGAAATTAAAAACAATGTTAGTGTTATTCTTTCAAAACGATCTTTCTCACAAAGAGTTCCTCAAAACACATTTACACGACCACGGGAAGGTGATTTGGTGTATGTTCCATTCCTTAATGGTACAGGTGAACTATTTGAAATTAAGTTTGTTAATCAAACTAAAGACTTCTTTTCATTAGGTCGTAAGATTCCATTTTTCTATGAATTGGAAATGGAGAAATTCAAATATTCACAAGAAGTTATTGATACTGGTGTACCAGATATTGATATTGTGGTTGACAATTCAGCATACACAATTGATTTGCGTATGAGAGCCAATAGTGGTTCAGGAATATATCTGAGTAAAGAACTTGTGTTCCGTTCTCCAGATAATACACAAGCAAATGCAACTGTTGTTGGTACGGTTTCTAATTGGGATACAACAAATAGAATACTATCGGTAACCAATATTGCAGGTGAGTTTGCAAATAATTCATTGGTCATTGGTGCAACAAGTAATGCACAATATACAATAACATCATTTGATCCGTTGTCTGTTGAATTGAATAATGAAAAATATGACAACCTATACATTCAACAGCAAGCAAATTCTATTACTGATTTTAGTGAAACAAATCCTTTTGGTAACATTTAATGGCAAACATATTCTATAATCGTATCATTCGAAAATTGGTTGTTGGTTTTGGCAACTTGTTTAATGAAATAACAATGGTCAGATACAATTCAAACTTGACTGAAGCTGAACGGTTTATTGTACCAATTGCATATGCAGCCAAAGAACATTATGTGTTAAGATTGGAAGAAGATTTTAATTTGGACAAAAAAGTTCAAATAACTTTACCAAGATTGTCATTTGAGATGACTGGTTTGCAATATGATGCAAGCAGAAAACAAAATACAAACATAAGAAATTATGCAGCATCAACTGGTAATACGGTCGTTGGTCAATACAATCCTGTACCATACAATTTCGATTTCAATTTATATCTGTATGTTCGTAACATTGAGGATGGTACACAAGTTATAGAACACATTCTACCATACTTTACTCCAGACTATACAATCAAATTGAATTTGGTTCCAGAAATGGGAATGGTCAAAGAAATACCTATCATCTTAAATAATGTAACACAAGATGTTCAGTATGAAGGTAACAGAAGTTCAGATCCACGTTTGGTTATTTGGACATTAAACTTTACTGTCAAAGGTTTTATCTTTGGTCCAGTTTCAAGTGCTAGTTTAATCAAAACATCAATTACAAATATTCTAAATGATATAACAGCAGAAGACGTAGTTATATTTAACATGGGTAATACTGGTATCGGAACATATCAAATTGGTGAAGGTGTATATCAGGGTTATTCTGCTGGCACAGCAACAGCAACAGCTAGAGTTTTAAGTTGGAGTAATTCAAAACTACATCTAACATCAATCAATGGTAATTTTGTATCATCACAACCCATTTATGGTATGGTAACAAATGCAAATTATAATTTTACATCATATCAAGTTGCACCTTCCGTTTTATCACAAATAGTTGTTGTACCAAATCCAACAACAGCAAACGCCAATAGTTTATATACATACACAAGAACCATAACAGAAAATCCTTAAAGAGTCCATAGATGCGTATATCAGGTGTTAGTGTTTCAGGAATAATGATTAAAGATAAAGCTCTTCCTTTCGATTTAGCTTCTCTAACTGTTTCTAATGGATATTCAATTAATCCAGATTTGGATCCTGCAATAACAGCTTATAGTTTTAATATTGCTGTTGGTATAACATCTTTAACCTTTACTCCTACAGCAGTTGATTCTTTATCAACAATTCAAATTAATGGAGTAACAATATCATCAGGTAGTACTTCTAGTCCTATTAACATGTATGTGGGAACCAATATTGTTACCATATTAGTAATTGACAGAGATAGTTACTTTTCAAAAACATATACAATAACAATAACTAGACTTTCAAGTAATGCCAATTTGACAGCATTGACTACTTCTGGTAGTGCATTATCTCCTACTTTTGCAAGTAACACAACATCTTATACAACTTCTGTAACAAATGCAACAACGACAATAACTGTTACACCTACAGCTGCTTCTGGTAATATTGCACCTTCTTCAATAGAAGTTAATGGTAGTACAGTATCATCAGGTAACCCTAGTGATCCAATTTCCGTATCTTTGGGTGATAATAGTATTGATATAACAGTTACTGCTCAAAATGGTACAAATAAAATTTATAATTTAATAGCACGTAGATTAACTGGTATTGCCAATCTATCAGCATTAACAATTTCTAATGGCACACTAACTCCTGCTTTTGTAAACACCACAACATCTTATACAACTTCTGTAACAAATGCAACAACGACAATAACTGTTACACCTACAGCTGCTTCTGGTGGATCAATACAAGTTAATGGTGTCGCAGTTACATCTGGTTCTGCTTCTGGTTCAATTTCTTTAAGTGTTGGTGATAATACAGTTACTATAATAGTAACAGCTGATGACAGTTCAACTACCAAAACTTATACAATTACTGTACACAGATTAACAAATGTTAATACTTTATCGGCATTAACAGTTTCTAGTGGTGCTATATCTCCTACTTTTTCTAGTTCTACAACATCATATACAGCTACCGCAGTAAGTAATGTTACCACATCAGTAAATATTACACCAACAAAAACAAATTCATATTCAACTATTACTATTAATGGTAGTGCAGCAACATCTGGTTCTGCGTTTACGGTAAATTTATCGTATGGCAGCAATACAATTAGTGTTGTAGTAACCGCAGAAGATGGTACAACAAAAACATATACAATAACAATTACAAGAACATTATCTACAGATGCATCAATTTCAACAATGGTTTTTTTGTGGACTGGTGCTGGTGTTACAAAAACACCGACACCAGCTTTTGCTAGTGGAACTACTTCATATGCATTAACATCCGAAATTTGGAACAATGGTGGTGGTGCAACTACAATATTTTATCGGTTTATAACTGGATTTTCTTTGGCTACAGTGCAAGTTTTGGATAGTAATCCTGGAGGTTACCCAAGCTATACAACCATAACTTCTCAATATGGTGGCGGAGAATACGCTGTTGATTTATACCTGAATGATGGTAATAATACACAATACATTAAAGTAACTGCACAAGATGGAACCACAACTAGAACATATCAGTTTACAATATTTAAACAAGCACAAGGCCAAGAAGGTTTTGATTACGGGTACGCAGCAGTACAATATTGGACTGTACCAGCAGGTGTAACTTCAATATCAATGGTTTGTATAGGTGCNGGNGGTGCTGGTGGAAAAATAGCTGCTTACGCATATAATAAAGCANNTGGTGGTGGAGGCGGCGGCCTTTCATATGGAAATAATATTTCAGTTACTGCAGGCCAAGTTCTAACTGTTTATTCTGGTGCACCAGGATCAACTTGGACTAGCGGATCTGGTGCAGGTGGCGGCAGTTCATATGTTACAATGCCGACACAACCTGGTGTATATTATTGTTTATCTTCCGGTGGCAGCGGCGGCACCATCAGTGCTTCAACTGTTGCTCTTTCTGGTGGTGCAGGTGGTACTAGTGGTGGTACTGGTAGAACCGGCGGATCTTCTGGCGGTGCCGGTGGAACAGCCGGAATTAGTGTATCCAATGGTAACACAACTTCTGCCGCTTGGCTTTGTACTGGCGGTGGCGGCGCAGGAGGTTATNCGGGTGCAGGCGGCGCAGGAGGAAATACTTCTTCCTCAGGTGGTTTGAATGGCGCAGCAGGAACCGGCGGTGCTGGAGGTGGAGGTGGTGGAAATAATGCGCCAAATAGAACAGGTGTTGGTACTGGATACTATAATGCATCTGGTGCAGGTGGCGGAGTATATATTACAGGTGCAGGTAGTAGTGGTGCAGGAGGCCAAGGATCAAATTCATTAGGAACTGGTTATGCAAATGGTGGAGGTGGAGGTTCAAGTGGCACTGATGGCGGTAATGGTGGATCCACTTATAACGGTTCAGTTGATGTACCGAGTCCAGGTCTATATGGCGGCGGAGGCGCTTCTGGTTATTATGCTGGCGCAGGCGGCCAAGGCGCAGTACGTATTATATGGCCTGGACTTTATCGTTCTTATCCAGCAACAAATGTGGTGGACGTATAAATGAATATTTCAGGTATAAACTCAACCAGTTGTACACCAGCTCCTTGGCAGAATGATACTGGTGTATCTAATCTCAATGTTATATGGTATTGGGTGAGATAAATAGTTATATGAATACATTTGACAATAATATGGAAAAAATCTTTGATGTAACTCCGATACAAGAAGAAAAGAAACCTTTGGTGCCAGTAATAAGCAAGGCATCAACAGATGAACCAGACCTTAAAACTGACCTGGTCGATGCTTACGAGCAATCCAAAAGCAATCTACAAGACTTAATTGACAACGGCAAGGATGCAATGGAAGAATTNCGGCAGATTGCCAGCGCAGGACAACATCCACGTGCATTTGAAGTATATGCAACATTACTAAAGAATGTGGTCGAAGCAAATGACCGACTATTGAAAACACAAAAAGAAATGCGTGAGATGGATGGTAAGAAAAGAGAATCTGATACCAAAATCAATAATGCTTTATTTATTGGTTCGACAGCCGAATTGAATAGATTCCTCAAAGGTAAAGAATGACCAATGATTTAAGATTTGGTGAAGCATATCGTGACAACCCTCTACTTAAAAAGTCAGGTGTCAANGTAGAATATACACAAGAACANGTTGATGAGTATATTAAATGTTCTAAAGACCCCGTTTACTTTGCCAAAAATTATATTAAGATTGTAAACGTAGATGAAGGTCTAATAAACTTTGCTATGTGGGGTTTTCAGGAAGAAATGTTACATCTGTTTGCAAACAATAGATTCGTAATTACAAAGTGTCCTCGTCAGGTTGGTAAAACTACCACAACTGTGGCCTATATGTTATGGGCAACCATTTTTACTGACACACAAAATTGTGCGGTACTGGCCAACAAAGGTGCATTGGCTCGTGATATTTTGGGCAAATATCAACTGGCCTATGAAAACTTACCAATGTGGTTGCAACAAGGTGTTGTCACATGGAACAAAGGTAACGTAGAACTTGAGAACGGTTCTAAGATTATTGCAGCCTCTACATCTAGTTCTGCAATTCGAGGTGGCTCATTTAATATTGTATTCTTAGATGAATTTGCTTTCGTTCCAAACAATATTGCGGAAGAATTCTTTAACTCTGTTTACCCTGTAATTTCATCAGGTAAAAAGACAAAGATTATTATTGTGTCTACACCCAATGGTATGAATCTGTTCTACAAGTTATGGATGGATTCATTAAACAAGAAAAATAACTATACCAATTTTGAAATTCATTGGTCTATGGTGCCAGGTCGTGATGAGAAGTGGAAAGAAGAAACAATTCGTAATACATCAGAACGACAATTCAAACAAGAGTTTGAAACAGAATTCTTAGGTTCAACCAACACTTTGATTTCTGGTTATAAGTTGCAACAGTTGGTGTATACCGATCCAATTGCCAACCATGATTTGTTAAAAATCTATGAACATCCAGTCAAAGAAGGTGTTGATGAAGGTAAATCAGACCACTTATATTGTATCTGCGTTGACGTTTCTGAAGGTAAAAACCTAGACAGTTCCGCAATGTCAGTTATTGATATCTCACAGACACCATACAAACAAGTGGCAACATATAAGAGTTCATCAATTACAGCAATTCTTTTTCCAACTGTCATCTATAACACCGCAAGGTATTATAATGATGCCTATGTTTTGATAGAAATTAACAACAACCCACAGGTCGCAGATTCTTTACACCAAGATTTTGAATATGAGAACTTGTGGAAGATATTTACAGGTAACAAGAAACCACAACAATTGTCGGCTGGTTTTGCCCGTGGTATTCAAATGGGTCTAAAAATGTCAACTCAAGTCAAGGCTATTGGTTGTTCAAACCTAAAAACTTTGATTGAAGGTGACAAATTATTAATTAATGACTTTGATACCTATTCAGAATTGACAACCTTTGTTCAACAAAGGAACTCATTTTCTGCGGAAGACGG